AGCCTTAGCAAGATCAGGGTCGCTCCCTCCCACGGCAAACTTTGGTTCTTTTGCCATTGAACACTATTTCTCTAGGTTCTTGTCTATATCGTCAGATACGATCTTCTCGCCTCGTGTCGAGTCTGCTCCGCCTCGGTCAAGCTGGAAGTTTCCGCTGCCTACTCCGACATCCTGTGTTCCAGAAAAGATCGCATCGTTATCCAGGAGCATATCTTCTTTCACACCCTCCAGGATCGTATCGATCTCGCTCTTCGGTACACCTTGTTTCTCCAGCTCTCGACGTCTATGTGACAGCCCTAGAACAAGTCGCTCCTTGGATATTTCAAGCTCACGTCGTTCATCCTGAGGCAGAGGATCTGCAAAGACGACGTCATTTCTATACGGATTCCCTGCGATTTTATCCATTTTTGAGCCGAAAGAAGGATCGCCGATCTCGGTTGTTTTCAGTATCAGCCTGTTTATCAACCGGAGACCAGTACGGAACATGAGAACACGGACATCACGTTTATCGAGCATGGGTAGGTACTGGAGCTGGAGAGACACACCAGACGGGGGAACAGAACCAGAGAAATTGCCAAGGGCCTGCTCGGTGGTACAGGACAGCTCCAGAAGAGCAGCCCGGACCTTGTCGTAGTGATCCGAAGCAGCAGACAAGTCGCCGTTAAGCTCCAGATTGTAAACCTTCGAGTTTTCCGGGACAGCCCAAACTCTATTTGCACCTTTCTCAAGGTCGGTCAGTTTTGCGCCGGAAACAATCGTTGTCGGAGAGCCGTGGTAGTTGATGATGTCCGAGATGTCAGTTGCCTTCTCGTTCAGCTCACGGTTCAAGTCCATGATGTCGGCAAGGTCAGAAATGCCGTAATACTCACCAGCGAGAGGATAATTTGGAATGTGCACGATAGGGATTTCTCCGATGGGGGAAACCTTCTCACCGACGAATTCCTTGTTCTCGTAGTACCTTACTTTCGCCGGTGAGATCATCCTGCCAGTTCTTTTGTCGTACTTCGCAGAAATCCATTCTTCAGATTCGAGGATAAGCGAAGAGCTTGTATTCAGCTTAGGGTTCTTGCTGATAAACGGACCCGACATGGCAGAAGAGCTTGGCTCTGAATAGACAGGATTCACGATCAGAATCCTTCGAATGCTCTTCTTGTTTGCTCCATGCGGACCACAAAATTCCGGGAAACAGAAGTGCGACGGCAAAAGGTCAACCCTGGCATAAGGATTTTCCAAAGGATCCGTATCGTCCCAAGAGACCCTGGCAAAGACGTCACCAGTGACAGCAGCACTTTGACCGGCTTCTAACAACCACAGGTCGCGGTCATTATTGTTCCACGTCTCCTCCAGCATGACCCGGATAAAATCTCGCTCGTTCTTGTCTATCTCTGGAGTAAGCGGATCATCAGGAATCGTTACTTTGAACCCGCCTTTGAACGTAAAATTAGAGTGTAGATCAATGAGTCGTCTACAGTAATTGAACGTTAAAGTAGGATCACTTTCACCTCTTGAGTAAGACCAGTGCTTCCCTATGTAGTAGAGCCAATACCGTCTATATGCCATAAGCCTTCGGGTATGTGTTTGTGCGGAATCACTGTCAAAAAAAGAATCATACACGTCTGAAATCGCCAAAGAGGCGGTATGGTTTGGAGCGCTATAGGTTCCCACTGGATCCTCCTTCGAACTACGGCAAACAGCCGAGGCATTTACAGTCTACAAAAAACAAAAAAATAAACCTAATTAGTCCCACTTACCGCCTTTGCTTTTTCTCGTCATCTTGGCCGGTTCAGTCACACCCTTATACCACGCTCTGGCATCCTGGAGCATACCGGCAGCAGTCCAACGAGATTGACGACCCAAGAACGGATTAGGTCCTTCCTCAACCTCCATCGTTCCCCTGACATTTACGAGCCAACAGAGCATCATGAGCGAGTCAGCATAGTCGTCTCGTGCATCAGAAGAGTGTTTTGGTTTGTGGACGACCATCTGTTGACCTCGCCATTCTTTCTCGAGGTCCTCCATCTGGGTAACAAACCGCTGCCATTTCTGCAGCCTGCTTGCTCTGCTACCAGCAGGATATGTCAGCCTCCTGGAGGAAAGCTCCTGACCCAAAGTCTTGTATCCAACGTCCTTCGAGCCAGCATTGAAGATAAACGGCTGAACCCTCACACCATAACCATCGAGAGCAGCAGAAATCCTGGAGTAGACAGGGTCGCCCTTACCGGTGGCGTCTACGATAACCTGCGACAGAGCATAGTTTTTCAGAAAATCGATGATCTGCGGGTGCTGTGCTTCATGGTCATCGCCGACAAGCTCAAGCCAATTCATAATATGAATAAAATACCGATCTGAATCAGCGAAAGAAATGGGATTATCCCAGAAGACTTTGGCCACTGTGATGATTGTTGAATTGGTTCGACCAACGTCGATAGCAGCAACTATCCCTTGTGTACCAGGGTCGTAGGTGACAACGTTTGGAGGCCGAACGAATTTCACTTCCTTTTTTCTTCGCCCGCTTCCTACCGTTGCAACCACATTTGAATTGCTGTCTTTTATACCGCACTCCTCGAAAATATCCGGGTTGATAAACATACCTCGGTCGAGAAGAAAATGCAGACGGTATTTCATCCGGAATTCATCTGAATCCTCACCAAGCCTGGCTTTTTCCTTCTCGATATATTTTCTGTAACGAGGATTGTACTTCTGCCCAACGGTATAATCGTACTCGAAGTGACGTCGCTTCTTTGATCTCATAGAACCATCAGCCAAATCAGCTCTTTTGTTTCTCCGACATGCTTCGTAAAACTCAGACCTTTTCCTGTTAGGCGTCCCGATTTTTACGAGAGAACCTGCCGTATTGTGAACGACTATCCCGTTAGCAACGAAGTTATGAACAGGATCTGGCATAACCAAATCATGCACCTCCTTCTCGCCAACATGTTCTATCGCTACTACTTTTTCCCAAACAAGGTCAGTGTTTTCTTTTTCTGAAACGTACTTCCTTCCCGCTTTCTTTGCCCAGCGCTTTCTAGCCGCTTCCCTCCTTTTCTTCCTCCAGGATATGGAAACAACCATCTTCTTGAGAGCTTCTATTTTTTTGTGTTTCGACAGTGGAATCACTTCGGAAAAAGTAATGAGGTCATCCGTCTTAGAGATCGATAAAACATATTTGTAATCCCTCTTCCTGATAGGGACCTTCATGTTTCCCGCTGCATCTTGTATGGCGCAGTGAATACCGAATTTATGCAGAAGATGCGAAACGTCCTCAAGGAAATCCCTCTCGTTGCTAGGAAGGATTATGGATCCCCTTCTGTCTTTGCAAACACGTAGCACACCACTGCAATCAAACAGACCGGCCAGAAAAGCAGCAACATCTTCTTTCGGAGCCGTCCACACGTTAGGATGCACCCAGTTGTACAGCCAGTCAGTCTCGTAACCACCAATTTTGCTCAGAATCTCAATGCCAGACCTTCTTGTTTTCTCCTTAACATCGCCAGCGAGAGCACCCAAAATGCGAGCAACAGGCAAGGAAGAGGAACCGAAGAAAGGAATGGATTTAGGAACACCGACAAGATCACCAACAACCAACTCCTGGAGCTGCTTCCAACCTGGGTCCTTAGGGTAAACCCTGGGTTTAACGACAACAGGATGGTCCAACGTGCCTTCGATCTCCTTCCCAGAGAAGAGAGTTATTTTCAGGCAAGGTTGCACACCACTGTATAAATACTGAACCGGCTTTTCAGAACGAAACCTAAACTCTTCGTTGAAACACGCAGTTTCAAGGTCGGTACCCATGAACTCTACTGGCACAAGACGCCCATCAGCTACAGGAACAAGAGAACCGCTTGTAACGCAAGCAGAAGCCATAGGGTGAATCGATTCCTTGATCTTGCTGGTAGGAATATCCTGCGACTCCTCCAGGATAATGAGATGGTATGTTTTACCTTCAATCGAGGACTGAGGAGAAGCAGTTCCGGAATCAACAAAAGAGCCGTTTGGTAGTGCCAGATTTTTTGACGCCTTGTCGAGGTCAATATCAATGTCTGGATCGAGCAAAGCAGAACGAGCTTCGTTTGAATAAAGCCTTGTCTTCATTCTCGACCACAAAATACCTGCCTGCTCATAGTTTGGAGCGTAGATACCCGCCCATAAACCATCCTTGAACTTGTTTATTCTCGCATCCCACGGAATGTTGTGAGCAAAGACAGGGAACAAAACCATACAAGCAACCACTATATTAGCAATTGTCTCTGAGTTGTGAGTGACGGTGTAATCACCTAAAAGAAAGCGTTTATTTCCATCTAGCTCAAACCCGTAGTATTTACCGATACCTTCTTCGCGAATGTCAAAAGTATAGGAGACATCAGGCTTTACTCTATAACCTAAATAATCAACGTGGTTGTCACACGGTAGTAACACCTCGATAGGGACGTCTACCTTTTCACCGCTCTTTCTTTTCAATGAGAGTATGTGCGAATCATTTACAGTATAAGGTTCGCCAGCATTATTGTGCGGCAAAATCGTATACATAGGAGATTCACCGCAAGATAAGTAAAGAACTTTCCTCGGAGTGAAATCATCACCCATAACCAAGTCACCTACTCTCCCGTCCTCGACGGCCTTCTTGGTGCCGTCATACATGAGGACAGGTGTTCCTGGAGCAAGGCATTTTCCCATCTGCCTAGAAAATAATGCCGTTACTTCTTCAGCGTCTTCAACGAGCAAGGAATAGACCACCCTCCATCCAAATTCGTATTGATAAGGGTATAGTTCAACACCAGTCATCTGGTGTACGAAAGCCATAACCATATCAGACAAAGCTTCTATTTCTTTTTCCGTAAGCTCCTTTCCCTCTAGAGATTTTGCTACCTCTTTTGTCTTCTCTTCATACTCTTTCGTGTCTGTCTGCGTGATGTCTGCCATGTTTTCACCGTGTTTTGTCAAGTCCAATAAAAAACATATAACAAAAACGAGTTTAATTCTAGTTTAGATAAAAAAGAAACCCCGCCCCCTAAAAGGGGCGATTAGGGAGCGGGGCATGTGAAGGGTTCAGACATGTGTTTAAAACACATTTTTAGGTCTTCGTCAATCAGGTCTAGAAATAGAGTATTCTATGAGACATCCTCCTTTTTCTACATTAGGACTACCAACAAAATCTTTCTCAAGTTGTATGTGAGCGTAGTAGCCTTTTTGACCTTCTGGAAGAACAGCGTCTAGCTTCGGATAAACAGCGGATACTTTGGCTTTCACGACAGCGCTTTTCCATACTACTTTAGGTTCTATCTTAACACGGAATAGACGCTTCACCCATTTAGGAAACCTGTCCCTAATTGCGTCCCACAAAGATGCGTAAGCAAGGAAAGACATGTCGATGTAACGTGTGTCTTCGTCGGAAAACAAAGGTTCCTTGAGGAACTCAGCTCCTACTGAGAGAAGCACATTGCCAACAAAATCCTTCGACCGCTCTATAGACAAGGTACTAAGAACAGCGTTGCTTACCTTTCCTTGGGCCTGCCTTCTTATCTTATCCAGATAGACAGTCTCTACTACTATGTCA